TTTATGTGTCATGTCAGTTCTAGTGCTCTATCACAGGGAAATAATGTTTTGTACATTACATTAGAAATGTCAGAAGAACGAATCGCAGAAAGAATAGATGCAAATTTGTTGAATATTAAATTAGATGATTTGGTCAGTTTATCTAAAAAGATGTATGAAAAGAAAATAGAAGACCTCAAGAATACAGTTAAAGGCAGATTGATTATCAAAGAATATCCTACCGCCGCCGCAAGCACAAATCATTTTAGAGCATTATTGAATGAACTAAACCTCAAGAGAAATTTCAAACCAGATTTAATTCTTGTTGATTATATTAATATATGTTCTTCTGCAAGAATCAGACCAGGACAATATGTAAACTCTTATAGTTATATTAAATCGATAGCAGAAGAGTTACGAGGGTTGGCTGTAGAGTTTGATGTCCCTATATTGTCTGCTACTCAAACGAATAGGGCAGGGTTTCAAAATACAGATGTTGGTCTTGAAGATACTAGTGAAAGTTTTGGACTTCCCGCAACTGCAGATTTTATGTTTGCTCTTATTAGTAATGAAAACTTGGAACAAGCAGGACAACTATTAATCAAACAACTAAAAAATCGATATAGTGATCCCACATCAAATAAGAAATTTTTAGTAGGAATTGATAGAGCTAAAATGAGACTTTCCGATTTGGGAGAAGAATCACAGTCTGGATTAGTTGATACTGGTAAAGAAGAAAAACAAAATACTCCTGTATTCGATACATCCTCAAAAAAGACTAAAAAAGATTTTGGGGAGTTTAAGTTTGGAGAATGAAAACGTAATCAATTTAGAAGAATATAAAAAACAAAGAAAAGAAGATAGGGAAGAATATTATAAAACCTTATCTGTTCCCACCCTCAAGGCATTCGAACCCGATTGCTATTACATCAACCCTGAAAAGGGAACGATGATCCATGTCCTATTCATTACAGACAAAAGTGACATTTTTGACAGAGAAATGATCTATGTTATGGAAGATCCGGCTGGATCTGTTTATTGTGCTCTAGTAGATGAAGATACTTGTGAAGGATGGCATGAACTTAGTGAAGATGTTTTTACACATGAAGTTCTAAAAAGGAGATATGAAGGTGAATTACCGCCATTTCCAGATCCAGAGCCTCCTCCTGAAAAGTAAACTTGTTTATTATTATAAATATATCAGTAAACTCTATACCTTTTAGGAGAAATTAATGAAGACATTAGTTGGTTATATCAGAGAAGAGGCCGCGCCAAAGAATACAGAAATCTATCGGGCATTGCAAAAGACTGGCAAAGTGGGTCCAAACACGGGACGAGGGGTACGAGTTAGTAATACAAATAAGCTATCGGCAGCTGATTTTATTCAATTAATTAAAAGTACGTTTGATGGAGTAACAGATGTAGTGAAACATGAACCAGAAACAGGTCCAAACGACAGTAGAATGTGGCCTATGTTTGTGTTTAGTTGGAAAGGTAAAGTAGATTGTGGCGTACACCTAACTGGAGAAATTAAAGGAAGAGGAAGCAAACAAACTACTGAGCAGGAAGTTTCGTGGTTACTAATTTTAGCAGCAATGTATTATAATAAGGACATAATAAATGCCAGCGAAGATTCAAAAGAACATGCAGTTTTGAATGAACTACTGGCTGAAAATGTATATAAAAGAGTATATGGAGCTAATGGTAAAGCATTAGACAAAGCAGGTGCACGAGGATTAACACAATGGTTGCAGAGTAACCCAACATGGCTAACAGGTCATTTGTCTCAATGTGAGAAATTTGTAAATCTTGAAACAAATCCCCCAATAAGATTCGTAAAAGATAGATCAAATATACCTATTGTTAAGCGGGCAAAAGAAGTATTTGATACCTCTGTGCCAGATCAAAAATTTGATAAAGATAAATGGAATCCTGCTGATGTCTGGTTGGAATATGAAGATTTTGTGCCTGACAATTTCGATAATTTGGATCAGCTAAATAAATATCTAAAAACTTCAATACAACTTGGAAACGGTATTATAGGAGTATCTTTAAAGCAAGGAAGTAACGCCCCAAGCCCAATTAATATGCAAGGTTTTATACCAAATTATGTAGTTTCAAGTCTTATATTAGAATATGGCGAAATATTAGCTCAAAATGTAAACACCGAATATTCTGGTAATGAATTGACAGGATATTCTGTAATGTATAGGTTATTTACAGCAAAAACTTCTGAAACAATAAGGGGTGAGGCAGATAAAAAGGGATCATTAGCAATGCATGGTAAAGTGTTTTTGGAATACTTGGATTTTCTTTCGGGACAAAAGAAAACCTCAGCTGTAGAAGCTGTTAAAGGAATATTTGTTAAACAAAATAAAAATAAAAACAACAAATATGAATTTACCAAAGACGGCTCAAAAGCATTTACAAAAGTAAAATCCGCGTGGGCAAAATTACAGAGTTCAGATATATTTACATATAATTCTAAAGGACAAAAGGATACAATGGATTATATTAGAATTTTTAACAAAAGAACGCCGAAGCGGGAGTTTTTAGATTATATTACAAGAACTGGAAAAGCCAAAAGGATAAGTGAAGTATCGATGCAAACAAGGTTATCCGCAAGATTTCAAACTATTGTGTTAGGGGCAGTTCTTGCGAAATTAAAGACAGACGACAAAAACGAATTTTTTAAAATTGTTTTAGGTATGTTATTGTATGGAAAATCTGAATCTCAATGGTCTTCTCCACATTATAAGGTAGAATAATGTTTGCATTCTCTTCATTCTTAACTGAAGCAAAGAACCTTCACATGGAACACCTTGAAGATGAGGTGTTAAATGGTGGAGTAGAAGGAACAAGAGGAGCAATAAATTTCCTTCAAGGTCTAAGAGATATGCTAGCCGGACACGCAGATGCTTCCGTTAACGTAACCGTAAAGTGGGACGGAGCACCAGCAGTGTTCGCTGGCTATAACCCAGAGAATGATCAGTTTTTTGTTGGAACTAAGGGAGTATTTGCTAAGTCGGGAGGAAAATTAAATTATACCGATACAGATATTGATGATAATCATCCTGGTAGTGGACCATCAAGTCTTAACAATAAATTGAAAGTGGCACTCAGAGAGTTGCCTAGTGCAAATATAAAAGGTGTTTTACAGGGTGATTTTATGTTTGTACCAGAGATGCTAGTAAAAGAAACGTTTGACAACGAACAATATATTACTTTTCAACCTAATACAATTGTTTATGCAATACCCATAAAATCACAATTGGCGGCTAAAATCTTGTCCTCTAATATGGGAATCGTCTGGCACACTACTTATAGTGGCAGTACGATGGAGGGCATGACCGCCTCTTTTGGTGTAAATCCAGGTTCATTCAAGGAAACTGGTTCAATATGGCAAGCAGATGCAAAATTTCAAGATACATCTGGAACTGCTACTATGACAAAAAAAGAAACTGGTAATGTTACAATAATATTAAGTAAAGCCGGAACATTATTCCGTCAGTTAGATTCTAATATTTTGGGAATGATTGCACATGATGATAAAACAGGTGAATTTGTAAAGGCATATACTAATAAGATGGTAAGACAAGGAGAACCTATTAAAGATGTGAAGAGACATACAGCAGGATTGATTGCCTTTGTATATGACAAGTTGAAAGCGGAGATTGATAAGGTAAAAAGAGAAGAGACAAAGAAAAACAAAAAAGATGTGATGGACAGATATGTAGGATTTCTCAGGGATAATTCAAGTGAATTTGTTAAGATATTTGCAATGCAAAATTTACTTATTGAAGCAAAACTAATAATTATTCGTCAGTTAGAGAAAGTTAAATCCATAAAAACATTGATGAGAACATCTACGGGGTTTAAAGTAACAGCACCAGAAGGATTTGTCGCTATAGACACTCTTAAAGGCGGAGCCGTCAAGTTGGTTGACCGAATGGAATTTTCAATGCAAAACTTTAATGCCTCAAAGAACTGGGACAAATAGTGGAAGAAGAAGTTGAGAAGGATTGGCACGAAGGACACGAACCTCAACTTGGTTATGACCATTTCGAAGATGAACCAGGACCAGAATATGAACAACGAACTGATACAGAACATCCTTATTGTACAAATTGGCCAGTAAGCAAGGAAAAGAAAAATGAAAAAATTTAAACAAGCAAATGACGATTTATATGAGATTTCCAAACAAGAAAAATTGGCTCATGATACGGCTCTTATCTCTGAGGCGGGTAATGATATGTGTTCTATTCCATTAGAGAAATTAAAATCAAAAATTATGCGTGATAGACACAAAAAAATGTGTGTAATACCAAAAAAAGTTAATACTAAAAGTATATGGTCAAAAGCGGCACAAAAAGCGGCAGGTGGAAGACATAAATTATATAATAGTATCGATGAAGGGCCGGCAGACAATTTAGTCGTTCTAATACGAGATATTACTTCTCAAATGATTGGAGCTATTAAAAAGAATGATCAAAAAAAATTAGCAGGACTTTATAAAAATTTGGGAAAGGTTATCAAATGAAAAGTTTTAATGAATTTTTGGAAGATAATAAAGATGCATTAAACAGAGCATTAGCCATGCATACGTTTAAGAAAAAAGGTGGTAAAATAGATAAACAACCCCCTTCTCTTGATCTTGGAAAATATAAGTATAAAGGTTTAAATTTTTCTACATTATCTAAAGATGATCAAGAAAAAGTAAAGGCTATAGCACAATATCGCAAAGATAAAAAAATGAAAGCAAAGGTTAAACCTACGAACAAGACTTATGGTAGAAGTAAAAGGAAAAAATGAAAAGTTATAAAATTTGGCAAGAAGGTTGGTTTTCCAAAAAAGAGCCAGAAGATAAAGATGAAAAAGAATTACAAGACCTTGGCATGAAATCGGCCGGTAGAGGCGGATGGTCTAAGAAAGAACAAGAACGATATAATGATCTCTGGATGAAGATGCACAAAAAAGGAAAGACTCCAAAAATGTCACCGCCAGCTGTACATGGTGATGATTCATGGGGAACTAAAACTGCAAAACTTCAAAAGAAACTTAAACTTACAACAAGAGATCATTCGGGTGTACTGGCATAATGAAATCTTTTAAACAACATCTAAAAGAAGCTCCGGCGTGGACAGAGAGTTTGTCTACTATGTTGTTTGATTTACCAAGAGCTGATCTGGCGGATGTGAAAATACCACTATCCCCCTCTATATTCAAGAGAATTTGGCCAGAACCAGTTCGTTCAAGGGTGTTTCACTTAACTGATTTAGATGGTCTTGGAAAATTAAAAGGAATGCAAGGTGGGAAAAGATCAGTCTCCGCATTTTATAATATAAATTCATCATCTATAGGAGATGGAATTCAGACCTACGGAGGATATATTGCAGAAATGGATGCAGATGTTTTAGCCGCAGCTCCAGATGATATTGGAAGTCAACCAGACAAGCAAGGAAGAAGATGGTTAGTTTGGAGTACACTTGTTGACTCAAAAAGTCGAAATGGATTGGGAGGTAAATCTCAACTCGGCGGAATGTATCGTGATATAAGTGAAATGATGATAGATATTATTATGGAGTATGCAGAAGATCCAAGTGAAACTATGCCAAATATTAATAAATCTTGGTCA